ACCATACAAAGGCCGATTCGATCACAGGATCTCTTGTCACGATTTCGAGTTATCTCGTCTTCGTTGACCCCATTGGCACAGCTTTTAGTGAAACGCTCAAGAAAGCCGCGGTCTATCGTCTTATTGACGCATTGATCGAAGGTGGTTCTGGGGCGAATATCTCAAAGCTGTTGAATAGCGAGACCTAAATTAAGGTCTTTACAATTCACATATAGCGGCTTGTTTGCAGCTATTAGGCTGTATAGAGTTAGGCGACTACTGGAGGTGCAATGGGATGCTTCTTGGAGGTGTATCTACATGTTAGTAGGTGACCTGAAAAGCCTTCACTCTTTATGGGTGAACCTTGCGTCTAACCAGCGCTATTCGAAGCTCGTAGATAAGGCTGATATTTCAACCTTTACTACGCGCCTAGAGAATGAGGGGCTCACTTTCTTAACGACTGTTTTGCCAACAATTGGCAAGGCACTTGATAGTTTCCACGCTACAACGGCGTGGATCTCACCATCGGGTTTTAGTACCGGTCGTGACGGTTTGCCGATATTCCTAGGCAGGCCTGTGAAGCGTGCGTTAGAAGGTGACTCTCTTGCTGTAGATTGTGTTCGTCAACTGACGCTCATTTTCTACAAACTGGAGGTTGAACATGATGAGGCAACGGTTGCCGATTTTCTATCAACTTTTAAACGTGTTGATAGCGAGTCTGCTGTGTTTGGTGGTACTGAGAGTCATCTTAATGATGCTACAGTCTCTCACTTAGACACGATGAGGCGGATTATTGCGAGGATCTTATGTAATTTTGATCCTCGCGATATCCGCCCTTCTCACGGAAGCGGTTCTACCGCTTGCCGGACCGCTAATAGCGATAAATATCACCTTCTTCGGTATTTTCCCGAGTTGGATGATATTTATGACTACCCCACCTACTTCTTCTACTCGGCTACCCATCTTTCAGATGAGTACTCGAAGTTAGAAGAAAGTAGCATGTCAACTCCTCAGGCACGCGTTGTTCTCGTGCCTAAGGATTCGCGCGGGCCACGTATTATTTCATGTGAACCCGCTGAATTAATGTACATTCAGCAGGGAATCATGAAATTGATATATGGAATCTGCGCGACTCACGAACTCACTAGAGGTTATTTAAACTTCGTCGATCAGACGATCAATAAGGATTTAGCTCGTCATGGTTCAATCTATGACGATCTTGCCACTATTGATCTCTCTGATGCCTCAGATAGGGTGTCACTCAGTCTAGTAAAACGGGTTTTCCCGTCTAACTGGTTTGAGTGTCTTAGTGCTTGTCGCTCTAAGACTACCATCCTGCCTGATAATGAGGTCGTGGAACTCAACAAGTTCGCCCCAATGGGTAGTTCTTGCTGTTTCCCAGTTGAAGCACTGGTCTTTTGGGCTAGTGCTTTCGCAAGTATACGTGAGGTTGAGCGTAATTCCAACGCTCGGCCATACGTCTATGGCGACGATATCATTATCGATTCTCGTTTTAGCGAGGCGGTAATGGTTGGACTTGAATCGATTGGTCTTTTAGTCAATCGTAACAAGTCCTATGTGGAAGGTCCCTTTCGAGAGTCTTGCGGTGGTGATTATCATAATGGTTATGATGTCACCCCCGTTCGAGTTCGGAAGTTCCTTTCTATCGATGGTACCGGACTCTCAACTACCGCGGATCTTATTAATGAAATCATTAGTAAGTTCGGATATGAAAGTGCACACAGAGTTATTCGTTCAATCGAACACTCTATTTGCTATACATATCCTAGGTCCTTATTACAGCTTCCTGCTGTAATTAGGTCTGAACCTAGCGCTAGTAACGACGTTCAATTTCGCAGGAGATGGAATGTTTCTCTCCAACGATTTGAATATCGCGTTCCCACGATCGCCTTCAAAAAGCGTCAGATGCATGATTCATGCTGGTCTGAGCTCCTTAGAAAGGAGTTATCGCGTGAACGTAGAGAGTGTGTCCCTGACAAGTACACCGCTCAGTTAGCAATAACTGATGCGGCTCTCGAGCCAGGTTGGTACACCGACGCCCACTCGGTCCATAGAAAGTGGTTATGGGTATGGCTTGGTTAGCCATCCATAGTTTCCTCTTTCTTGGTCAGTAGAAATACTGGCCAGGGGAGTGAGAAACAGGGGACGGGGATTCCCACATCAGAGTGGAATCTAATGCAG